ATTTCGCCCAACCCGCGCGTGAATGTGGCGCGCATGCCCCCCCACGAAGCCACGGCCGACGTTGCGGCCAGCTTGGCAGCCGCTTCAGACCAAATGGACTTGTTCCTCCGATCGGGCTAACCCGGCCCCGGCGCATGTAGCCCCTCCCCACACAACCCGCCGACCCGCCGCCGTGCCTGCTGATCAGGCATGACGGGATTCTTTTGCCCAGCGAAACCCGAAATGGACTCACGACTGCACGCCGACATCACAGCCCGCCTGGACCGCGACTTCCAGTTCAAGGAGCGCGGCGAATGGCTGCGCCAGGGCCGCTGCCCCAGCTGCGACGGCAAAAGCGTGTGGACGCATGCCGAAGAGCCATGGGTGCTGAAGTGCGAAAAGCTGAACAAGTGCGGTGCCGAATGGCACGTCAAGGAGCTGTACCCCGACCTGTTCGACAAGTGGAGCGAGCGCCACCCGGTTACGGACATCAACCCGCATGCCGCGGCCGATGCCTACCTGCGCGATGCGCGCGGGTTTGATCTGGAGCGCATCAAGGGCTGGTACACGCAAGAGCACTACTTCGACCGCGAGCTCAACCTCGGCAGTGCCACGGTGCGCTTCCCGGTGGCCAATGCGTATTGGGAGCGGATCATCGATGAGCCGCACCGCTTCGGCAGCAAGAAGGCGCACTTCAAGAAGGGCATCCACTACGGCCACACCTGGTGGGTACCGCCCGGGCTGGATCTGACCACGGCCAAAGAAGTGTGGATCGTCGAGGGCATTTTCGACGCCATCGCCCTGCTGCACCACGACGTGGTCGCGGTGTCGGCACTCACCTGCAACAACGACTGCGCGCACAGCATCGAGGCCCTGGGCCAGGCCTGCGACGCCGCCGGCCACGACCGCCCCACGCTGGTATGGGCGCTGGATGGCGACAAGGCCGGCCGCAGCTACACCCGCAAGCACGTCAAGGCCTGCCGCGAGGCTGGCTGGGACGTGACCGCCGCGCAGATCCCCCAGCAGGGCCGCACCAAGCTCGACTGGAACGATATGCACCAGCGCGGCCGGCTGGAAGCGAAGAACCTCACCGAATACCGCTACCACGGCGCGCTGCTGGTGGCCGAAAGCGCCGGCACCAAAGCCGTGCTCATGTACCAGCACGGCAACGGCAGCAGCTTTCCCTTCGAGTTCGACAGCCGCTTGTGGTGGTTCAAGCTCGACCTGGACAAATACCACAAGGCCGCCGAGGCCATCGCCGACGCCGAGCCCGACCTCAAGAAGGAAGAAGTGCGCGAGCGCGCCCTGCTCGAGGCGCACGCCGTCACCGAAATCGCCACCTGCTACCCGCAGGCCCTGTACTACCAGCGCCAGGAGATCACCGACGAGTCCTGGTACTACTTCCGCGTCAGCTTTCCGCACGGCCCGGCGCCGGTGAAGAACACCTTCACTGCGGCGCAGATTGCCGGCGCGGCCGAATTCAAAAAGCGGCTGCTGGCCATGGCCTCGGGTGCCATCTACACCGGCAGCACCGGCATGCTCGACGCGCTGATGAAGCGCCAGCTGGCCCGCCTGCCGGTGGTCGAAACCGTCGATTTCATCGGCTACAGCAAGGGCGAAAAGGCCCACCCGCACCGCGCCTACATCTTCGGCGACATCGCGGTGCACGCCGGCCGCTGGGTGGCGTTGAACGATGAGGACTACTTCGAGCTGGGCAAGCTCAGCATCAAGAGCCTCAACCAGTCCGTCGGCCTGCACATCAACACCCGCGCCGCCGACTTCCGCACCGACTGGGTGCGCGACCTATACACCGCATTCGGCGCCAAGGGCATCGTCGCCCTGGCGTTCTGGTTCGGCGTGCTGTTCGCCGAGCAGATCCGCGAACAGGACAAGTCCTTCCCGTTCCTCGAGGTGGTTGGCGAGCCCGGCGCCGGCAAAACCACGCTCATCGAATTCCTGTGGAAGCTGTGCGGCCGCCTGGACTACGAAGGCTTCGACCCCAGCAAATCCACGCTGGCCGCCCGGTCCCGCAACTTCGCCCAGGTGAGCAACCTGCCGGTGGTGCTGATCGAAGGCGACCGCACCGACGACATGAAGAAGGGCGGCTTCGACTGGGACGAACTCAAGACCGCCTACAACGGCCGCGCCAGCCGCGCCCGGGGCATGAAGAACAGCGGCAACGAAACGTATGAGCCCCCCTTCCGCGGCGCCATCGTCATCAGCCAGAACGCGCCCGTCGTCGCCAGCGAGGCGGTTATGTCGCGTATCTGCCACCTGTACTTCGACCGCGCCAACCAAAGCCCAGACACCCGCCGCGCAGCCGAGGCGCTCGAGCGCATGCCCATCGAGGAAGTCAGCGGCTTCATCCTGCGCGCCACCCAGGCCGAGGCCCGCGTTCTGGAGCTGGTGCGCGACTTGGCGCCCGGCATGGAGCAGGTGCTCGCCGGCCGCCCCGAGATCCGCAGCCAGCGCGTGATCAAGAACCACGGCCAGCTCATGGCCCTGGTCACCGCGCTGGCCGACGTGTTCCCGGCCATCAACGCACAGATGGTCGACGCCGCGCACGACCAGTGCATCGCCATGGCCATCGAGCGCCAGGAATCGCTCAACGCCGACCACGTGTTCGTGCAGGAATTCTGGGAAATCTTCGAGTACCTGGAAGGCGAGGTCGACCCCGGCCCGGAAGACCCGATCGGCGTGCCCAGCGTGCTCAACCACAGCCGCGACCCGCAGCTCATCGCCATCAGCCTGCCCCACTTCGAGCAGGTGTGCGCCGACCGCAAGCTGCGCCACGCCCCGCTGCCCGAACTCAAGCGCGTGCTCGGCACCAGCCGCCGCCACAAGTTCCTGGGCGTGCGCACGGTCAATTCCATCATCAACGCCCGCTTCAACGACCGCGGCGTCATCACCGGCAGCGACCAGCGCCGCCCGGTCTCGGTCAAGTGCTGGGTGTTCCAGGTGTGAGGCCCGCCATGACCACCGCCCATCCAACGCCCATCGACCGCAGCCCCGCCACCGACGCAGAGCTGCGCTGGGCCTACCGCCGCAGCTACCTCCCAGTACAGGGCTACTCGCTCGAGCAGGCCCTCGCCGCTCCGGCCCTTCGCGTAGTCCTTGAGATCGGAGTCAGGCAGATGCGCCGCAAGCGCGCCCGCCTTTCCACCACCAACACCGGCGCCGGCATCGAGCGCAGCCAGCCGGAGTTTTCCGCCCGCGCTCAGCAAATGTGAGGAGTCACACCATGCCATTCATCGAAGCCACCCGCAGCACCGCGCACGACGGATCGGTGCACGTCCATTCCGAGGCCTACGAGAAGGTCAAGGCGTTCCTGGAGGAATACGCCTGCTACGAGGAGAACGAAGAGCAATTCCTACAGATCTCTGCTCGCTTGTCTGATGCGCGCAAGAAGATGCTCACAGCGCTCTGCGAACACTACGACGGCGAGATCCCCGATTACGTCGAGTTCTCCTCGGTCATCCTCGAAATCGACGAGGACGGCGAGGTGGAAGTGATCCGCCCCCGCTCGTACTGCGACCTGTACCGCATCGAGCGCGCCGCGGCAGAAGCCGACGAGTGAGGCCCGCCATGACCACGGACTACTCCAACCGCCTCGCCGGCCACGTCGCCACCATCCTCGGCCAGCACGTCGCCACCGGCCTCGAGTTCGAGGCCCTGCTCCGCCTGGCCAACGCCGCCGCCCAGGTGCGCGCCCAGGCCGACTCCGGCGCCCTGTTCGAAGGCTACGACGGCGCCGAGCCCCAGCGCACCCAGGCCTGCGCCGCCCTCGACGAGCTCGAGGACGCCACCGACGCAGCCATCGCCGCCCTGCAGGCCATCGCCGACCGCAGCGCCGCCCGCCAAGTCCACCACCTCTGAGGCCCCGACCATGCGACCCCTCATCACCACCCTGCGCCGCGCCGTCACCCGCGCCCGGCTGGCCATGGCAGCGAGCGACCTGGCCTTCATGGAAGCGCGCGCGCCGCACGCGCTCGCCCAACAGCGCGCCCACGTCCGCGCCCTGGCCGACCGGCTCGATACGCTGGAAGCAGGCCTGTGCAACCCCTACCCCCCCCAGCCCACCCCCCCCCCCCCCCCC